TGGGGACTAGCGTAAGCATAGAGCCTAATGACAAGCCCTTGTTCTGTGACGTAGAGGAGCCTCGTAGGTTTACCCAACAGGAGGTAGACTGGCGTGTAGCTAATGCCCCTGCTAACTTCAGGCTAGATATCAAGACCAACGAGACTTGGGACAGAGAATGTAAACCTGAACCTAAGTAGTAATACAAATGAAAAAGCCCCCATGAGTAAACCTTAAGTGGAATACTCATGGGGGCTTTTTGCGTTTTAATAGGCCGTATTGTTAAAGTGGCTCACCCCAATCGTGGCAAGTATAGGAAGACAAAAACATATCAGGCCTGTTCAAAGATAGCCACTCAACGTAATTTGGTATTGCGGCCTCACAGTATACATCTTCCAAATAGAAGGTATTAGCATTAACCTCAATACGACATGCAGTTGGGTCCTCTAGTAAGCAGTTCAGTACCATTAGTGTAATCATTAGTTCTTATTCCCTCTATTGCTGTTCTCTGCATTGTTATTCTTAAGTGACCCACCTGGTGCTGATTGGTCACCATTACCAAAACCATTGTTACCCTTTACACGAGTCTCATCATCACTTCCATCAGTATCAGAAGGACCGTCACCACTAGGGTCGCTGTCATCAGTATCAGTACCTTCGTCATCATCTTTAGGTTCCTCTGTTTCTACCGTAGGGTCTTTAGGGTCCATTTCCACCGTAGGGGTATTACCGTCATTGTGCTTGATAGTGTTCCATACCTTAGCAATGATAGACGGTTTATCTTCCCTACATGTTTCTACTGGTGTATCTAATTTACCATCATAGATGATATCCTCATTACAAACCGTGAGTGGCTTGGCTACACAACCTGATAGTACGATTGCTGAAGCTGTGATCAGTAGTAGTTTCATTATAGTCTCTCTTGTATTACGTTAAGCCCCCGCTCCCAGTTAGTTACTTATGTATCTCCTTGAGAGTTTCAATAGCCCATGCTTGGTATTGGTGAGCTTTTTCCATGTCCTCTACAGGGTTACCTTTATACATCACCCTATGTTGATACTTCATTTGGTTGCCCCTACAGTAAGCTACGAAACCCTCCTTTCCTAGTACCTGTTTAATGTAATCAATACACTCAATACCCTCCCCTTGGTTGTAGTGGGCAGGTTTACTTACGTTGTTATACTTACTCATGTATCTATCCTACTGTAATTCTTTGGTGGACCTGTGAGGACTCGAACCCCAATCTCAAGAGTAGAAATCTCGTGTTATATCCAGTTTCACTACAAGTCCGTTAAGCAGTTTATCAATACACATACTTAGGTGTCAGTGTCAAGAACTATTTACGTAAGATCAACAATCTCACACACGTCACCAGAGCAAGCCATAGTTTGCATCCCTGAAGTAGTATCATCAAGTTCATACTCTGAAAGTTTAGTCCAGTCAATGTTCTTAGGCATACTCTCTAACAATTCTTTGTACTCCAGTTGATCTACCTCCTGATAAGGTGCTTGTTGGTAGCTACCCCCATCGTGAGGCAAGAAGCTAACACCTGACATCTCATCGAAGTGCTTATACACAAAGGCACCTACCTCAAACCATTCACTGTCCTTCACACTTACTGTTACACTAGGCTTATGCTCACACCAGTTACGTTGATACATAAGCCATGTCTCTAGCTGTTCAACTGCTGTCATGTCATCACGAGTAACACACACATCAGGTGCTTTGATAGGGAAGCTAAAGACTGTAGTTTGCTCAGGTTTCATTACACACTTCTCATTTGGCACACCTTGGTCGATCATAAGCTGTGTCAAAGGGTCTTTGTTATCTCCTCGAACAGTGCGGATGTAATAAGGACTATGACGGGTGTGGATACCACTAGCACTATCAACCAGTTGAGAAACAGTCCCAGAAGGTTTGACGCAAGTGATCGCGCAAGAAGCAGGGATACCCAGACGTGCAGCCCACTCAGCGTTAGTGTCCACAGCGATAGTTCGTAGATGCTCAAGGGTTTTCTCCAATCCTTCATTCTTAACAGTCATTAGTGGGTTGTCCATGATACCTGTAAGGCTCACCCCAAGGAGTCGTTCTTCTTCAGTGTTACGTTGCCAGATCTTCCTTAGGTAAGGGAAGTGAGTATACGTTGATTGGATAGTTCCCAAGATAGTTGCCAGTCGTACTTTTCGTTCGAGGTCATCAAGTGTGTCAGTAGCTCGGACAACAACTTCTGTAAGGTTGCAGAACTGATAGGGTCGCAAGATGATTTCGCTACAAGGGTTAGTTCCGAAGTCATAATTACTGTCTCGTCGTCCATACTTCTCCGCCTGTTTCTTAGAGGCTACACGGTTGAATACACCACGCTCACCTGATTTACTTTCTACCAGGGCAGTCCACTCACGAAGGAATGTCTCTACGTCTGGCTTCTCTGTGTAGCACACACTATTATTAGCTAGACCTCGTTGCCCTTGTGTCTCCCACCATTGTCCACTCTTAGCATGACGCATACGGTCATCACTTAGGTTAGACAGAGAGATCATAGCACTACGGCGTACACCACCTACAACTACAACCTCACCAATCTTACACATAATGTCGTGACACTCAATAGACGATAGCTTACGTCCTTGTGCAGCTTTGAACTTCTGGATGGTAAACTGAAAGAGGTCAACCAATGGTGCAGGACCACTAGCACGACCACCAAAAGTCTTAAGCTTGGCACCTGAAGGACGAACCTTAGATACATCCCACTTAGGAATCTCACCAGCCCATAGCAGTGACAAGACTTGACGGTAAGCCTTAGCCCACCCTTCCTTGCTGTCCTTAACCACAACAGTAGTCTCACTGTCATATAGCTTCTCAGGTACTTCAGGTAGCTTCTGTACGTACTGACGCTCTACGCTAAAGCCTACACCTGTACCACACAAGAGGATAAACATAGCCTCGTCAAAGGACTTAGGGTCATCTACTGGTAGGTAACTACAGTTGTACATACAGGTGTTGTCACGGTTAGCAGCAGTACCAGCAGTCATCATAGCCCGCATACTGGGCATTACTTCTAGTGATAGGATAGCTTCTGAGATTGCTTTGTCTGTCTCCTCGTCCATACCATCAATCTTTACGATATTCTCTACATAACGGAAGACTGTCTCAGAGAATGTCTCTCGTCGGTTCTCATCTGGTAGCCACCGAGCGTATCTGCTCAAGGCAATAAAACTTTGGTAGTCTGTTGGTAGTTGGTTGTTACTCATTTAGTTTCCTTTGTCAATTCTTCTAGTCGGTCTGCTACACCAAGTAGCCATGCGAATGATCCTACACCACCATAGATACTTGACCTAGCTAACAACCTCATGCGTTCAATCATAATTACATCATCAAGGCGGGATAGTTGGCTATCTTTACTTGTGTCCATTACCCTTGTTTTCCTTGCTTCTTCTTATCAATATCTAACCAAATAAGCCTACTGATATCACCACGGTTGATACCAATGTCAGCTAACTCTCTGTTGGTCAACTGGTTAAGTTCTTTGATTACCTTACGGTGTTGTTTACGTGTCTTTAGGTAGTTAAACCATCGTTGTACAATGTTCATCGGTTAGTCCTTAGTCCTGAGAATGCGATATTAATTACGATAATAGCCAACCAAACCTTAAGTACATTAATTAGTGTGAAAGGGAATACAACGAACAACCCAATCACAAAGGTAACAAGAGAGGCGATACCTAACCCAACAAGGAGTACCACAAGGATCACACCAAAGATAGTCCCTAAGCCTTTTACTGTTTCATTCTTCATACTAAATCTCCTAGTTGTACTTTAGGATAAGACTCATTCTTAACAATCTTCCCATCTGTTCTTCGTTGCACTGTACCATCAGGTTGTACACATCGTCCCACGTTATTAGAGTGGACCCTACGTACAGCTTCTTCTAAGTCCCACTTCTTGTAGCCTGCATAGTTGTAGATTAACCCTAGTACTCTCTCCAGTAGCATATGCTCTCGCTTAACTGCACCACAGCCATACTCCTCTAGCCATAGGTCCATAGCATCTTGAATAGCCATATCACCTGTTAGCTGTTCTGCTGAGGGAACCAACATAAAGTCAACCACACGAGCATAACCATAGATTACATACACTAGGTCAGATAGCTCCTTCAGTTCCTTTACAG